TTCAATTTAATCCAGACGATGATAGATTGTTAATCTTTACAGTTGACCCAGATACATTGCCGCAGAACTCATTGAGTCCGGTTGAAAGTGTTATCAACCCAACAGTAAAAGGTCCTGATTCAGGATTACCTAGTGCGGATGCAGGTCAACGTTACTTAATCGTTGAGAATATGTCAGAGCAATCTAGTGCTTGGGGTACAATCACTGCTAATGCTAATGACATTATTGAGTATGATGGCACTAATTGGTATGTTGCTTTTGACAGTAAGAACACAACTACTACAGAATTCGTTACTAACTTAACTTCAGGTGTACAATATAGATTTGTAGACGGTGCATGGATGAAGAGTTACGAGGGTTGGTATGGTGAGGGTGATTATTCTATCGTCATCTAAAACTCTGATAAATTAGTATATGACTAAAATAGAGAATACTTCTGCCGGGGTATTCTTCTATGCACAAAGCACTAACAGATTTTTGTTTCTCTTACGCAATGATGAAAAGAACCCAGGTTTCTGGGGACTCCCCGGTGGTAAAATAGAAAAGAACGAATCAATCTTAGAAGGTGTGCACCGTGAGTGCGAGGAAGAGATTGGTTTCTTCCCACAGCAAGCAAAGATAATCCCAATTCAAAAGTTTGTGAATAACACGTTCACATATCATACTTTCTTTAGTATGGTTCCAGATGAATTCATCCCTACATTGAATGACGAACATTGTGGATACTGCTGGGTGCCCTATGATTCTTACCCAAGACCCTTACATCCAGGGTTGTTCAACACAATCAACTTTGATGTTGTGCAAAACAAACTAAATCAACTAATAAAAAAAGCCGCATAAAGCGGCTTTTTTGTTGAGCTTAAAATATTAAGCGTTTGCAACTTGAACGATTGAACCGGTTGCAGCAGCAAAACTCCACTGAGCAACGCCACCGTTTGTGTGTACCCATGCATTGCTTCCGTTTTGTTGTTTAGGAATCAATGTAGCTTTCTTAGCTGTCAACTTAATAACAAAATATGTGTTACCACGTGCGTCAGTAGCAATGATAGACATTTGACCGTTTGATAAGTTAGATGCGGCTGTCAATTGGCAAACGCCAGTGCGTGTACCGTCTGTAACTTTGAAACGGCGTGCACCTTTTTGACTGATAATGTCAACTGTTGAGTCAGCACCACCTGTTAATTGTGCAGTAGCTACGATAGCATTTTCTTGGTTAGTACCAGCATTGTCGTTGTTGTTAGTAGCACCTGAATCAGTAGTCAATACTGATGTACCAGTAGCTGCGCCAGCACTGAATGTAGGAGCTGCATCTGCAACGTTAACATAACCAGAACCTTTTTGTGTGATAGCAACTGACTTAACACCGTAAGTGATAGTCAATGTAGAACCTGAACCACCTGCTGGAGAAACTGTTGTTGTTTTTGCGCCACCAGAGATAGAAGTGTAATCACCTTCATTAGCAACAGTAACGTCACCAACACCCCATGCAGTGAAGTTAACTTGCAAACCAGTACCGTTGAAGTCTTGACCAGCAGCAACTTGTGTACGAGTCAAACCAGTAGTGTTACCTGGCAATGCACCGTTTGTCCATAGACCACCGTTAACAATACTAACTGCTGTCGCTACACCACCCGATGCCGCATCAACACGAACTCTGATTGGAGTTGAGAAACCTAAACCTGCGAATGTGTACTCATCACCTGCATCAACTGCTGAACCACCGTTGTTTAGAGTGATACCAACTGCTGTCAAACCGATGACTCTGAATGTACCAGGAGTACCTGCTGCACCAGTTTGTGTCAACACATCTTGTAAGTTATAGCCAGTACCAGCAGCAGTTACAGTTGCTCCTGTTGCTTTACCATGAACTGCACCAGTAGCTGTTACGCCTGTTGGGATTTGAGGAGCAGAGAAAGCTACTGTAGGCAATGCTGATGTATATGTACCAGCGGCTGTAACGTTTACGCTTGCTACACCTTGACCACCGATGTTGTTGTCAGATGAACCGTTTGTACCGACGTTGCGGTTACCGAATAATTTTTTATTTAATGGACGTCCCATTTTGTTTTCCTTTATTGACGTTCTAGGTCTACGCAGAGGGATTCTGCATAAATTGTTTGAACAATGTATTTATCAGATTTGGGTCAAACCTATTTGGAATGTAGTAGTTCCGTTGTTTGCGTACATGCCTGTAGCATTTGCAAAAATAGACCATGTGCCTAAGTGAATTGTATTTGCAGAAACAGTTCCGGTTGCAGTAAAATCACCAGTGTATGTTAAAGGACCTGAACCACTGCGACCTAATTTGCCTGTAGTGTCAGCATTACCGAACGTAACATAACCCTTAGATGCGTCTTGAATTCCACGAATGCTGATAGTGTTGATTGCGTTAATATCACCGATCCAAGCATCGTCACCGACTCTAAAATTAGTACCGTTGCCGTTGTTAGTTGTGAATACAACATCAGAAGTAATGTTTCCACTAATACCAGGGACTTCGACCCAAGCTAAGTTACCTGCCCCGTCAGTAGATAATACTTGACCGTCATCACCACCTGTAATTTTCACACGATTCACTGGTACTTCTAATGTGCCTGAACCTTGAGAAAAGTCAATTCTACAGTTAGGACTGTTAGTTAAAATTTCAGTATTAGTTGGTTCGTTTCCATCAGGTGGAACCCAAGCAGGATCGTTACCGATGAAAAGACGCTGTTCGTCAGAAGCAAAACCAATCTCGCCAATATCTAATTGTGGAAGTTCTGAAACTGAACCAGTTCTGTGAATGATTTTTGAAATTTGTACGATTGCCATAGTATATCTCTGTTGATATACTATTTATCGTTGGTCAAACGAACTTGGTGTAGTACAGTTCTAGGCGCTTAAACCACTCAGTTTCAAAGTGGTCCCACTCAGTACCTTCTAGTATAAATTCTTGATACACAGCGTTAGGATCACACATAAAGATGACACCTTTACGGATCTTGGTGCCGTGAACTTCGTTGTGTGCGACGCCGTAGGCACAAAGTTGAATAAAGTAGTCCTCAATCCACTCACGCTTTTTGGGTTTGTTAGTTTGCTTATGATCCATGATGGCTTCGGCACCCTCGTGAATTCCGCATAAATCTGTAGTTCCAGCATAGACCGAGGGAAAGTATAAGGGAACCTCTGTTCCCCAGAACTCCTGACAGTTAACCAAGCCTTGTCGAATGATTGAATCAGCCATCTTATGACTCTGGATTGAGTATGGGTTTGAACCTGAAGCACTTAGTTCTCCTGTTAGTATGTAATCTTCTAAGAATTTGTGCATCCTAGTACCACGACTAGCTGCCTCTGTTGTAATCTCTTGCGCTCGTTTATGCCCTACACTATTTCGCCAGTTTTGTAATGCTTGTTGCTTTTCAATTGGTTGTGTGGCTGATAGAACTGTTGTTACTGAGGGGAGTTTGTTGCCGTCTGGCGTGGCGTATCTGCGACCTTCGGGCGTGTCCACCCTCTTGATTGCTTCGTATTTAAATTTATTGGGGTTGTACATATGGCAATTGTACTACAAATTTCTCTGTAGTACAATCTAATTGGTTAACCTAGTTTACCAGCTTGTTTGCTTGCCATTGATTGACGAATCTTTTCATTTTCGTCTGGTCCGGGTTCTTGAAATTCACCCTCTTGACCTTTAAACACAACTTGTTTATCTTCAATGTCTTGCACAATGTTAACAAGGGGTTCTTTTTTAATGATATCGAAAATATCACCTTCGTCTATAGAGAGTCCATTTGAACGTAGAATCTCCATAAACTGGTCAAGTGGCATGGGTTCGTTACTGTTAGCTTTAAGCTGAGTAGCAACGCCTGCCAACTTGACTCGTAGCGGATCATCGTCCGCAAATTCAAACAATCTCATATTAACGAGTTGCGCGGCCTACGCTTGATAGTTCTTCTGGCTCTTCTTCGGGCATTTCTGCACCCAAGTCTTCTTCGCCACCTAGACCTTCATCGCCCATAGCAGGTTCTTCAACAGAAACGTCAGACATATCGCCGCCCATTCCCATATCGCCCATGCCCATGTCAGATGCGCCAGAACCAGTGATAACAGCTAAAGCACCTGTCAAACCAGTCTTTGAACCAGTCAACGCAGCTTGCAATGAAGTCAATGCTTGAGTTACTTGGTCTTGGAATTGTTGACCTTCGCTTGTACCAACTTCTGAGTTAACACCGTCAACAACTGCTGGAAGTTCTTTAACCAACATATCAGATACTTGCTCAATCATTTTTTGCATTGAGTCAACCATCTCTTGAGCAGCCAAGATAACTTGTGACTTCTCAACTTGCTCGTTTTCTACAACGATACGTTGTGGTAGAGACTTCAATTCATTAACGTGATGAGTTAATGTTTGCTCCATGAACAACGCTTTCAAGTAAGCTGGGTTGCGCTCACTAGAGTGGGCAGCAGATGTAGATTTCATTTCAGATACTAAACCACGTACTTTAACCAACATTTTTTGTGCTGATTGCAAGTTTAGTTTAGATGTGTCGATGTCCGTGTTGAAATGCTCTTTTAATGCTTTAGCAGAAGTTTGAGATTTCTTTAAGTTAAATTCGTTAAGTTTCATAGTTATTCCTAGAGTACTAATAATGTATTTATCATTATTAAAATTATTTTGCGGCTTCTTTAAACTGACGATACTGCCAGTTTTTAGCGTTTGTGATATATGTATTTAACTCTGCCGTAACCTGAGATTTCTTTAGTTTGTCTTCTTGGATTTTAGCTGAGTAGATAAGTTTCTTCTCAATGTCAGATGCTTTTCTGTACATATTCTGATGGATTTGTAAGTCTACGGTGGCGCCTTCAAGTAGTCTATCTAATAAAATAACACGGGCAGCGTCAGTATACGACCCTCGTTTTTCCATAGAAGCCCAAGTAACTGCGTGTCTCAATACATTGAACTTTTCAACAGTTGAAGTTCCCTTCTTTGTCACCGTGTAAGTGTCGTTAGCCTGCTCGATGAAGTATTCACCGTACAATTCATACCCGCCCTTTACGTCAATCACAAGATACTTCTCAAGATTTTCAAGTTGCTTGTCTTTTACAACTCGTTTAAGGGTGGTCATAAAGTCTTTTTTAGCCATCTGATAATACCTCAAAGTAAATGTTTCTTAGTTCTGGGCTCGTGTCTAGGAAATCAGGAAGTGTTTTCCACTCACGCCCTGTCTTGACCATAGGAACACCATTGCAGTCATCAATTAAGAACCCTAGTTGGTTAATCCCGTCATCGAATACATTGTCTTTCTCAATGTCAAAATCAAAAGTCCAGTATTCTTGGGGTTCTTCATTCTCATACATGAATCCAAACAACTGTTCTTTACTAAAATCAACTGTTTTAGTTTTAGGAGCTGATGGATTCTCTGGTTGGCATCTGATAGAAATCACTTGCAACACTGTATCAAAGTTTGTTTGTGCGTTTCTCTTAATTTCCCAGTCTTTCAACTGAGCAGGGGTGAAATTTACTGATGGGCGACGGCTTACTGACGCAGTATGCGTAATGTCGAAAAGCGTGTAACATCTAATTCTATAACTCATAGTGATATTTATAGATGTAGGAAAGCCCGACATAATATCGGGCTTATTTTTACTTCTGTTGTTGTGCTATTCTTTGCTGAACTTCAGGGGCTAAGTCTTGTATACCTATGTTCGCTTTACCAGTTGCTCCGCGGGCTACACCTGTCTTGTCAACCGATGCAGGAGCTAGATTAGGTTTCTTACCTGTCGCTAATTGTTTAACAAAAGCAGCATAGTGTGTAGGAGCAACTTTATTCAATACATTCAGTGCATCACGGCAAATTGCTTGCAAATCATCAACATTACCTGAGCTAGCCATCATTTCAATCTTGTCCATGATGCTATTTGTACTTGGAGATAACTGGTCAGGCTTGCCTGTAGTGCTTTTAACTTGACTAGTCTGTGTCGCAGGCATCGTTCTTTTGTTTCCAATAGAACTTCCGCTACGATTTTGCATACCGATTTGATATACAACAGTTGCAATGTTAGTAGAATTGTTTGTAGCAATCGCTTTTTCTAGAGCTTGCTGTTGAATCGGCGTAGTTGGTCCCCAGTTGTTCTGGTCGATAACAGATTCTAAGTAATCTTTAGCATCAAATGCACCAGTCTGGTCGTGAGCAACTAAATCAAAGTCAGAGGCAAACTTTTTAATAAAGTTATCTTTGGTGACGGCTGCTGAAACTGCAGGTGAACCACCTAGTCCTGTTGCTTTGTATAAACCTTTACGGAATGCTCCTGGAACGCCAGCTTCTGTGATAAATTCGTTAATTCTCATCGTCTTTCCTGATACTCTTTGAGAATCTACTTGTGTCTCTGGCTTTGATGGCACGTAAGAGTTTGCGCTCTAAGACTGCTGCCTTCTCCTCATCGTAGTGCTTACCAATCATTTCTAATAGATTGATAGCACTAGTGATAATGTTGTTGGCTCTGGATTCAATGATATGTTTAGTATCACGAGTTTGTCCGAGTGCTTCTAATTCTTCCAAAAGGCTGCGTGTTTTGCGGTGCATAAGATAGATTCCTATTAAGTATTTATCGCTTTAGACTATTAAGCATTGCTTTGAGTTTTGCACCCTGAACGTCTGCTACGACTTTCTTTTCTACTGGTTCTAAGACTTCCCCAGTAGATTGGTCGATAATAGGAGTGGTTGCAGTCAAAGTTGACTGTGGTTTTAATTGTGTCAATATTGACGCTGCCGATGGTTGTTGTTTGTATTTCGCTTGTTGCTCACCATAACCCTCAGGATCATCGTCTGTGATTCGCATAGTTTCAATGTTGTATGTCAAGTCAATCTTTTGACCAACACCAGTTGAACTACGAGACTTCATACATTGAATCTGATAGACGCCCCGCTCACGCATCGCACGACTTGTAAAGATACCGAATACGTTATCCGCTGTGTTAATCTTAGAGATACCACCTGCAATGTGACTGTGGTCAAATTCAACTTCTTCAACAGCACTACGGTTCAACTGTGACGCTGTGACTAACAATACACCTAGTTCTTTCGCTAAGTTTCTTAATTCTTCTGAAACATACTTGTCTTTAATGAACTGGTCGTTAGGGTTAACTTTAACAGAGACCGGCATAACCAAGTCCAAGTAGTCAACCATTACAAAGTCAACTTTGATACCTGTTTGAATCTGTACTTCTTTCAAGTAAGCACGAATGTCGTTAACGTTACTTTGCGCTGGCATCGCTTTAACACGATATTGACCAGCTTTCTTGCTGACCATCTTAACTTTAAGTTCAGTTGAATCAATGTCTTTGCGAATGTCTTTCGTGCTCATGGCTGTTAACATCGCATCACTACGCAAACAAGTTAGTTCTTCTGACAATTCAAGCGACACATAAACACCACTCATGCCTTGTTGCAACCAGTTCAATGCTAAGTTCATCATAACCAATGACTTACCTGAACCCGAGCCACCTGCAAAGATATTCAATTCACCGCGACTAAAACCACCATACAACAATCTGTCAAGTTGCGGCCAGCCAGTTGAAACTTGTCCACCTGAGTTAAAGTATTTGTTGATACGTCCTTTAGGGTCAAGAAAGTAATCTGTACCCATGTCTTTTTGTAGACTGATTTGTACTGCGTCTTTGATTAGTTTTTCGACAGGACCATAATCGCCTTTCTCAAGCATGTCGGCTGCTTTCAAAATCGCACGTTCTAGTTCTTGACGCTTAGTGAACTTTTCAAATTCTTCTAAGAACTTATCAGTGTGACCCTGAGTAATGCCTTCTAATGGTTGTAAGTCAACACCAGTCGATGCTCTGATTAGTTCAGGCTCAGGTATTGAACTATATTGTTCTGCACTTTCTTTAAACGCCTCAACTACAGGTCGTAGTGATTTGTCAAAGTTCTCCGAATTGATGATGTTAGCAACACGTGTATATAATTGACCGTCGGTCAACATCATTCGTAAGAACCACTTTTGTACCTCTGTTGTATACTCTATTTTATAATCCGATTTGTTTACCAATTTTCTTCCTCTGCAATTCTACTTTAATTTTACTATTAGTTGCACTTTGAAGTATAGACATTAAGGTAGGCAACTTCCCGTATCTTACCACTGCATCATTTGTATCTTTAACATCTGGTTCCCAGTTAGGTAAACTAACTTTGTAACCCAATTCTAATGCCCTATCGCACATCTTTAGTCCTGTCTTATCTCTATCAGGAACTACAATGATAGGTCTGTTTAACGTACTGAGAAGTTGTACTTGCTCATTGCTAATGTCATCGTGCATTACCGCGACTCCGTCAATAGCCAACGCATCAAAAATACCTTCGGTTAGAATACAAACGTTCCAATCAGGTTTTTGCATGTCAATGTTGAACACGTAACCTGGTTGTTGTTCGTTAATATACTTGGGAGTTCTATCATCTAAAAATCTACTCGTATAGCCTACAATTTGTCCTTTGTATGTATACGGTATGATGATTCTGTTGCCCATTCTATCGGGCATTGTTGGTGTGACTACAAACGGGAAGTCATCAGTACTTATACTGCGTTTGTGCAGATAATCTGAGAATACTTTGTGCGATGGATTGTCGTTAGACAGTATCTCTGATTCTTCTGGTAAAGTCTTCTCGTTGAAGTTGATAGAGAATGCGTACTTGGGCTTAGAGAAGTCTAAGATATCTCGATATTGTAAACTCTCTAAAGACCAGCGTTGAATTTGAATCATATCAATGCCGCACCACTTTAGTAACTCACGTGTGGGATGTGATATAACTCTACCCAAAGCAAAACTACACTTGAAGCCACAGTTAAAGCAATGATAAGTCCAATCAGCTCCGTTGAATTTTAATCCCCCGCGACCTCTTCTATCAGGCGTATGACCCATATGACCACAACAAACAGCGTTGAAGCTAAGCCAGCCGCTTACGTTTGTTCTTTTTCGTCCCGGGATAATTGCTTTAATGTCAAACATACTTGTGTATTATAACAAAGTATGTAGTGTAATACAAGAGACTTGGTAATTATCTTGCTAATATTTTACTGACGTTGCCCAATGTACTAGTGAACTGTAAACGTACATATGGGTGATATCCTGTGATAGTATGGATATCAGTTTCAGTAGTTTCAAGATAAGTTGATGGCTCACCAATATCATACCAATCACTGTTTGGTATTGTAGAACCTTGTACCTT